ATAATTAATGTTACTAGTACGAAAGGATTTCCAAATCAATATGGTTTATTAAAGATTGATGATGAGATAGTTACATACACAGGGATCACTAAAAACTCTTTTATTGGATGTAAACGTGGATTTAGTGGTATTACAAGTTATCATGCAGATGCAAGTAAAGAAGATTTAGTATTCAGTTCTTCATCTGCAGCAGAGCATGCAGATTCATCTACAGTTCAAAACTTAAGTTCATTATTTTTAAAAGAATTTTATAAAAAGTTTAAATCAACTTTTTTACCTGGTTTAGAAGAAATTAATTTTCAATCAAACTTAGATGTTGGTACATTTATAGGTGAATCGAGATCATTATATCAAACAAAAGGGACAGAAGAATCATTTAGAATTTTATTCAATGTATTATATGGAATTACTCCAAAATTAATTAATTTAGAAGAGAGATTAATAAAACCATCATTCGCAAAATATGTTAGAAGAAGAGTTTGTGTTGCAGAATTAATTGAAGGGAATCCAATAAAACTTAAAGGACAAAGTTTACTTAAAGGATTGGCAGGTCAAACTTTATTCAGAAGTGATCTTGATTTAGATATAAATGCGGCTATTTCAGAGATAGAACCTTTTGAGAGAAGTGGATCTGGAGTGAGTGGGATTACTACTTATTATAAAATTGGTTTATTTGTTGGGTATGATGAAACCTCAGACGTTGAAGGTGATTTTGTAATTGTACCAAATACAAAATCTTTAGAAGCAGTATCAGCAGGTTCAAGTATAATTTCAGTTGACTCTACAATTGGATTTGGTGTAACAGGAACCTTAATATCAGGTTCAAATATAATTAATTACACTGATAAAACTGTTAATCAATTTTTGGGTTGCACTGCAACTAACGAAAATTCATTTAATAATGTAATTGAACCAACTGCAAATATAAGATCAAACATTACATATTTTGGTTTTGAAGATGGTGATTTGGATAGAAAGGTTGTTTTAAGACTCACTGGAGTATTATCAGAATTTGAGCAGGAAGGTGATTTAGATGTAGAAGAAGGAGAAATTATTTCGGTAAAATCTATCGGTGATAAAGTTGAAAATCCTAAACAGAATAATTCTTATAAAGAAATATTCTGCAATTCATGGATCTATAATACGAGTTCCTCTTATTTTATTGGTTTTGGAACTGAAATTTCTAAAGGTAAATTTAATTTATTAAGTGAAACTGATCCTTCAAGTTTAAAGATAGGTGATTTTGTAGAGATAGTTGAAAGAGAAAGTAATGAAATTATTGATACTGGTGATGCGTTTGTATCAATTATTAATGATAATGATGTTACACTTAGTGGTGGAGAATTTAGTGGTTTAGGTATAGGAACAGATTATAAACTAAGAAAAAAATTAAACAAGGCAAGTAGTTCAGGAACACCAATTGAATTTGGTAATGACGCAATTATTTCGGATATTCAAAATGTATATATCGAAGGAGAAAATGCGTATGTATCATCTAATTCTTTACCATCCTTCATTAATAATAATTCTGCAAAGTTTTCAAAACAAATTAATGTTAATATAAAACAAATATCTCTAGATTTACGTGATCCTACTTTTAATCCACTTTCAGGAGATACTGATGATCAAATAGATTTTTCTAACATAACATTTAATACCGATGTACCATTTAATACTGGTGATAAGGTATTTTATACTTTTTCAAATGGTGATTCTCTTGTTGGTTTGAGCACAGGAGCTTATTTTATTGAAAAAATAACAACTAAAAAAATTAAACTGTATAGATCTCCATCTGGTATTGCAGACGGAAAAAATATAACTTTTTCCAGAAGTAACAATAGTGGTATTATTAAGTTAGTTTTATTTTCTCAAAAATCTGCAGAGATAGGTGCACAAAAATTAATTAAAAAGTTTCCATTAAATAATAATTTAAGTAATGGAAATAATGTTTTAACTCCAGTAGGACAAATTGGAATGCTAAAGAATGGAGTTGAAATATCTAATTACAAGTCTGAAGATAAAATGTTTTTCGGTCCCCTCACCGAAGTCAATGTTTTAAATGAAGGTGAAAACTTTGATGTGATTAACCCTCCAATAATATCCATTTCTTCTGGAGTTGGAGCAACAGCTTTAGTTCAACCAGTTGTTAGTGGAAAAATTGAAGATGTATTTATCGATACTCAAGTTTTTGATATTGATAAAATTATTTCAATTGGTGTAACTGGAGGAAATGGATCTGGATGTATACTTGAACCAGTTGTTGGAACTAGATTTAGAGAAGAATTATTTGATGCAAAACCAACTACATCAGGTGGTGGAATATCAACTATTGTATCTGGAGTAACTCCAACATCTACCATTAGGTTTGATAGAAATCATAATTTTGTAAATTCTGAACCAATAATATATGATTCTAATTTAAATCCAGAGATAATAATTGGAACTGGAACTAGCACTTTAATTAATCAATCAATATATTACCCCGAAATTGTAAACAGTCAAACTATAAAATTATATGAATCTCTTTCAGATTTATCATCAGGAATAGGGACAATACAATTCTATGGTAATTCTTCAGGAAATCATATATTTAAAGTTGGTCTTCGAAATACACTTTTAAATGTGAATGTGATTGATGGTGGGAAAAATTATACAAATAGAAATTTATTAGTTAAACCATCAGGAATATCCACAGTAAATAATAAAATAAATTTCACAAATCATGGATTTTCTCATGGAGATTTAGTAAATTATTCAACCGTGGTTGGTCTTGGAAGTACAACTCCACAATTAATAAATGGATTAAGCACCTCATTAAGTTACTATATTTTAAAAGATGATGACAATTCATTTAGATTAGCGGATGCGGGTGTTGATGGAAGAATTACAACTAATTTTGAAAGAAATAAAAATGTATCTTTAGGATCTACTGGAACTGGATATCAATCTTTTTCATATCCAGATATAAAAGTTTTGGTAGAATTTAATCCTATTGGTATTGGAACATCATCAGTAGTACGAACAATAAATGCAACACCAAAAGTAAGAGGAACTATACAACAAACTTATCTTTATGAATCTGGAACAGGTTATGGATCAACAATCATTAATAATCACAAAAAACCAATCATAACTGTAAAAAATGGTAAAAATGCATCAATAAAACCAATCATCGTGAATGGGAGAATTGACTCTGTTATAATCAATTATGTTGGTCAAGAATATTTTTCTTCTCCAGATCTTGATGTTATAGATCCTACAGGATTAGGGGCAGGAGCTAAACTGAGACCTATAATAGCAAATGGTCAAATTACTGATGTAGAAATAATAAATGCAGGTATTGGATATTCAACAAGCACATCTGTAAATGTTAAATCAGCAGGACAAAATGCGTTTTTTGATTCAAATGTAAGAGAATTAACATTAAATAAACAAGATAAAGATACTATTGAATTACTTGAAAAATCTAATAATAAGTTGAAATATTCTTTCACAGGTTATTCAACTTCATTACTAGGTCATAAAGAATTGATAGGGTGGGCATATGATGGAAATCCAATATATGGATCTTTTGGTAGTAGTGACCCTCAACAAAAATCAGATTTAACTACAAGGTTAGAACCAGGATATACTGAAGATATTAATAATATAGTGGATAGACCACCTAATTTTGATGCTGGTCATTTTATTGAAGATTTTAAATATGATAATAGCATTGGTGATTTGGATGAGCATAATGGTAGATATGAGGTAACAAAAGAGTTTCCAAATGGAGTTTACGCTTATCATGCTACAATAGATGATGTTGGTAAACCAAAGTTTCCATATTTTATAGGAAATAGTTTTAGATCAACACCCATATCCTTTAATTTTGATAATAATTTACAAACTAGTTTTGATTTTATTTCAAACAATTTAATTCGAAATACATTTCCATATAAAGTTGCAGATGATTTTGCGGAAAATGATTTTATAATTGAAACAAATGAAATACAAGATCAAAAAATTGAAATTAATTCTATTTCTTCTGGATCAGTTACGGGATTTGATATTATATCTGGAGGATCTGGATATAAAGTTAATGAATTTTTAGAATTTGATAATCAAGATACAGAGGGGGATGGATTAATATCTTTCATATCTGAAATTTCGGGGAAAAATATACAATCAATTGACACTAATATAGAAAAAAATAATAATTCGGTTATTACTTGGTCAGAAAATCAAATTAGTGTTTTTACCAATTCAAATCATAATTTAAAAAATAATGATATAGTTACAATATCAGGACTATCAACTGATATTTCATCATTAAATAATTCATTTAAGATTGGAGTAACAACATTTACGACAACCACTTTATCAACAATAACAGCGTCACCATCTGCTGGATTTACCACTGAAATATTTGTATCAAATATTCCATCTTCAATTGCAGTTGGTAGTAGTATTGGTATTGGAACCGAAACATTAAAAGTATTAAACATTTACAAAAATTTAAATATTTTAACGATTCAAAGAGATATAAACGATCTTGCTTTTGGCACCATACATCCAGAGGGATCGAAAGTAGAATATTTGACAAATAAATTTACGATTAATAAATCAATTTTAAAATTTGATTCAAAAGTTAATCAAAAAGTATTTTTTAATCCAAAGAAAGCAATTGGATTGGGTGTTAATGATGGAGAAGCAAGTGAGGTTACATTTTCTTTTGCAGGACAAGAAATTAAAAGAAATATCCCAACAAAACAAATTTTCATCGAGAATCATCCTTTCAAAACAAATCAAAAAATAAAGTTTACAAGACCTGATTCCACTCAAATTTCAATATCAACCGAGAGTTCATCATCACAATTTAATTTACCCTCAGCACCAGAATTCCTTTATGTTGTAAATAAAACTCCTAATACAATTGGAATTAAAACTGGAATAGGTAATGATTTTAATGAAGTTTATTTTCGAAATATTAACAGTGCTGATAGTGATTTATATCAATTCGAAACAACTTTTGATCAAGTTATTGGAGATATTGAAAGCATAAAAACCACTATAACAACAACAGAACCTCATGAGTTACAAAATAATGATCAAATAACACTTGACTTAAAACCTAATTTATCTGTAGGTATTGGCACATCAAGTCATGTAAACGTTTCAAAAGACTCTCTAACCGATACTATATTGTTCAATCCCATAGGATTTAATTCTACTGGAATTAATACTTCATCTAACACAATAACAATACAAAAACATGGTTTACAGACAGGTGATAAAATTAAATATGAGTCTGATCTTTTGCCTCAAGGTTTAGAAAATAAAAATTATTTTATATACAAAATTGATGACAATAATATTAAATTGTGTGAAACACTAATAGATGTTAAAAAAAATATACCAACAGTTATTGGAATTGGATCAACAGGTGGAAACATACAATCAATATCGTTAATTAATCCTAATATACAATCAATTAAAAATAATGATTTAGTTTTTGATCTTTCAGATTCTTCATTAACTGGATATGAGTTCAAAATTTATTATGATCAGGAATATAAAAATGATTTCGTATCATCAGGAGAAAGTTCAATATTCAACATTTCTACATCAGTATCAAACGGATCAGTAGGAGCGGCTTTAACAATTGGATACGGAAGTAGTATACCAGATGTTTTATATTATAATTTAGAAAAAGGAGGAACAGTTAGTGCAACTGATACTGAAGTTAAAAAATATTCAGAAATATCCTTTGTTAATAGTCCTTATAAAGGTTCTTATAATGTCTCTAATACAACTAATAATTCTTTTGTCATATTTTTAAATAATAAACCAGAAAAATTATCTCATAATGCTAGTGGATGTGATGTACTGGCATATACTACAAATTCAAAAACAGCTAAAGGATCAATTAATTCTATTAAGATACTTTCTGGTGGATCAAACTATAAAAAACTTCCTGATTTTATAAAAGTCAAAAACTCATCCACTGGTAAAGATGCAGTTATCATCCCAACTTCATCTTCTATTGGAAATGTTAATAAAGTTAGAATTATTAATGAGGGATTTGAGTATTCATCTGATCAAACTCTCAAACCAGAGAGTCTTATTGCTTCAAGTGTGAATATTATTAATACCGAAACTCTTGGAATTGTAAGTGTTACCAATGGTGGATCAAATTATGTAGAAGCACCTGATTTAATTATAGTTAATACTGATACAGGTGAGCAAATAGAAACTGGATTTTTGGAACCTAAGATGTTGGAGAATAGTATTCTATCTGTAAATATCACTGAACTTCCAATTGGTTTACCTGAAAAAACAGTGACTTTAAGAACAATCAACAACACTAATGGAATTGTAATCACAGATGTAATATCTAATGGATCAGGAATATTTACATGTAGAATTGCCACTCCTAATCCAGTGTTTGCCACAGATCCATTTTCAGTTGGAGATAAGGTATTTATTGAAGGTATTGAAAAGGTTGGTACTGATGGATCTGGATTTAACTCGGCAGATTATGGATATAAACTTTTAACTGTCATGAAATATGATGCCAATGTTAATGCACAAGGTCAGGTAGGAATAAGTGTAACCGAATTTGGTTCAACTAATACAGGAATCGCTGTAACATCGGTTGAAACTTTTTCAACTATCATTAATGAATCCGATTATCCAACATTTTTTGTTACACAAAATCAATCAAAATTTGATATTGGTGAAAAGTTAATAAGAAATAGTATTCCAACTAATTTTACTGTAAATCGTATTAGCAGTGGAAAGTTAAAAATTTTAGGGAAAGAAAAATTAAAGGTGGGTGATATATTACTTGGTGAAAATTCTGGAAGTAGATGTGAAATATCTAAGATAGTTGAAAATAAAGGAAAATTTAAGACTAATTTCTCAATACTTAAAAACTTAAATTGGGATGATAATGTTGGAAAATTAGATGAAGATTTTCAAGTTGTTGCTGATAATGACTATTATCAAAACTTGTCATATTCTATCCAAAGTCCTATTGAGTGGCAGACTTTAAGAACCCAAGTTAATAATTTACTTCATACTAGTGGTATGAAGAATTTTGCTGATACTGAAGTAGTCTCAACCTCTCCTGTGGGAGTAGGTTCAACATCTGATGTAAATTTAATTGTAGATTTAATATCTGAAAAAAGAGTGGATGAAATAAAAGATATTGATCTTGTGAGGGATGTTGATGTTGTAGGAGATAGTTCTAGATTTATACAGTTTAAAAATATAAGATTATCTGACTTTATTAGATGTGATACAAATGATGTATTAGTTATTGATAATATTCAAAGACAATTTTCAAATTTCCAAGGAACTTTTAATGATTTTATTGATATATTAGAATTACCTGATGATAATTCAACTGAATTATTTAATGACTTTTTAATAATAACAAAAGACCCATCAACCTCCTCATCTCTCGAAAAAATACAATTATCAAATTTACTCGTATTGGGTAACGGATCTAAAAATATTTTAGTTCAAAAATCTGATATAATTAACTCAGGAATTGGATTTACAAACTCTGAAATTAATAATTTTGTTAATTTTAATTTAGTCGGTAATAGTTTAAGATTTGAACCAAATGTGGATTTAGATTTAACAAATGAAAGAGATTATGATTTAAAAATATTTTCAACTAAATTTAATACAAACTCAGTTGGAGTTGGCACAAGTTCAATTGGACCAATAGATCTAAGTTCTCGTGTACAAATATGTACAACAGGTATAACCACTAATATCATCACCGTACCAACAGATAAATTTGAATCTTTATATGCAACATTGCATATAATAGATGATAGCACCAAAGAGATGAACTTAGTTGAAAGTTTTATATCTCATTCCAATACAAACACTTACCTCTCAGAGGCTTATTTTAATACTGATGGTAATGATTTATCTCTCAATCAATTAGGAATAATTACATCTAACATATCAGGTGATAATTTAATATTGAGTTTTGAAAATAATGGATCAAATACATTAAAAATAAAATCAAAAATAATAGGTATAGGAACGACTGGAATAGAAAATCAAACATACAGATTCAAAGCACCAGGTCAATTAGATGGATTTGAAAGATCATCATTTTACACTGGTGTAACAACAAGTAATATAGGAATATCTACAATAGTTGATTTAAACTCAGATTTATTTAATGCTGTTAAATCAATTGTTGAAGTTAGTATTGGGTCTTCAAAAGCTATTCATGAGGTATTATCTATTCATGATGGTACAAACGCATACGCACAACAATCTGGATCTTTATCAATTACAAAAGATAATATAACTAATTATGATCCATCTTCAGGGTTAGGAACTTTTGGAGCAACTCTCTCAGGATCTAATTATAAACTCATATTCCACCCAGATGATTCATCTGGAATTTCAACAGTTGTATCACTAAATCATTGTTTCTACGTATTTACCGACTTTGATAATGTTCCAGATAATTTGAATTACGGTGTAATTACTGAGAGTCATTCAACAGAATCATACAATTCAATAGTTGGAAATCGAATCAATAGAACTCAATTTACTTTAAAAAATAATTCAATACCTATTTTTGGAAAAACTTTTAATCCATCAAATACTACAAATCTTGATTTATCAACTGGTAAGTTTACGATTGATAATCATTTCTTTAGGGAAAACGAACAGTTAGTTTATAAACCTGCGTCTACATTTGTAGGTGTGGGTTCAACACCTATGGAATTTAAAAATGGTTCTATAATTGATCAATTACCAACAACAGTCTTTGCAAAGAGTGTTACGAATAATTCATTTTTTATATCAACTACAAGAGCAGGAACTGCTGTTACATTTGTGGGTTTAGGTGAAGGTAATGCTCATGAATTAAGCATGGCAAAAGCAAATGAAAAATCTTTGATAACAGTAGATGGTGTAACACAATATCCATTAATAAGATCTAATGTAACTCATACCTTAGATAGTAATGATGGACAAATTGGATTAACAACGACTATTTTACATTTAAGTGGGATATCCACAATTTCATCAGAGGATATTTTAAAAGTAAATGATGAGTTTATGAAGGTCGTAAATATTGGATTTGCAGAGGGATATGGTGGTATAGTTGGTTCATCGGGAACATTTAACACAGTTGAGGTGGAAAGATCTTTTGTAGGGACATCTGCTACTACACATTCAAATGGAGACACAGTAAATGTATTCAGAGGATCATATAATATTTCTGGTCAAGATATATTCTTTACGCAAGCTCCTAGAGGAAATCCAGGTAATTTAAAAAACGAAAATAATTTAAACTTTGCAACTTCTGATTTTAATGGTAGAGTTTATCTAAGAAATGATTATAGTTCAAATGTTGTATATGATGATATTTCGGATCAATTTACAGGAATTAAATCTGATTTTATTTTAAAACTTAATGGATCAGATAAAGTAGGATTAGGAACAACTGGAGGAAGTGGAGTATTATTTATTAATGGAATATTCCAATCACCATCAACTGAATTTAATCCGAACAAAAACTACATAATTGAAGACAATGCAACTGGTGGTGCAGGAGGAGCAAATATTAGTAATGGTGGATCGGGATATACTGCATCTGATGGTTCTGCCAACGGTACACGATTAAATGTTAATACAACTGGTGGAAGTGGAGCAAGTCTCACAGTTGATATTACAGTTACTGGTGGTGTGGTAAGTTTAGTTGGAATTAGTACCGTTGGTACAGGTTATAAAGTTGAAGATGAGATTACAATTACTGGTGGTGGAGGAAATGCAAAATTTATAATCCCTTCTATTACGAATGCAGTTGGAATATCTACTATAATTTTTACAGGAATAACATCAAGTGATGGATCTACCTTCATCTCAAATAATATTAATACAAATGAACTACCTAGAGGTGGAGTTACTATTTCGATTGGAAACACAGTTAATGGATTGGGATATGCTCCTCTTGTAGGTGCAAATGTTAAACCTCTCTTTAATTCTAGTGGTGAAATTACAAGTATAGTTGGAGTTGCTTACAGTGGATCTGATTTGGAAGTGCAGAATGCTGTTTATAATGGTTCTACAGGAATAATGTCAATTAGAACAAAGAATGAGCATAAATTCAAAAACTCAAATGATTTTGTATTAATTAATAGTATAGGTTTTAGTCCTAGTCTTACTCTTAAAACATCTGAATTTGAAGTGGTATCTGTGGGTGCTACAAATATTTTCAATATTAGTGTTGGAAAAACTGATACAACATTTAATTATACTGGTTCAGGTTCAACTGCTGGTGAGGCATATCCATTCTTCCCTAATTTAACCTTTGGATCAGGATATAACGGTCTCTCACCAATCGGAGTTGCCGTAACTGACTTGGGATATGAACATCGTTTTGTGTCTGCAAATACAAATGCGATTTCTGGAAGTTTGACTCCAACAAATGCTGTTTATAATCCTGTTACAGGAATATTGCAGTTAACAGTTGCAAATCACGGATTAACTAACGCAAGCAATGTTACAATTGCAGATCGTAGTATATTCTTCACATGTTCGAGAGATAATTTTAGAACTGTTCATCCCTACCCAAGACCAACAGATCCAGCATCTGGTGCGAGTCTATCTGTAACTAACGTTACTGCAAATACATTTGAAGTTAATGTTGGAGTCAATGTTGGTTCTGGTGCACAGGTATCTGCTGTTGCTGGTGTAGGAGGAACAGCAATATTCACAATTGATGATGATGGATCAAATTATAAAGATCCTCAGATATTTGTTTCTCAACCATCATATTCTAACCTATCAGTTAGAGGAGTATCACGACTTGGAATTGGACCAACAACTGAGACAGGAACTGGTTTGAGAGTAAATGCTATTGTTAAACCCGTCACAGGAATTGGATCAACTTTATTTGAAGTATCAGGGTATGAAATAGTAAATAGGGGATTTGGATACAAAAAAGGTGATGTTGTAGAGGCTGTTGGATTAGTTACCGCAAAAGAAATGGGTGAACTTGATGAAAGATCAACACTTACCATTGATCAAATATATAATGATTCATTCGCACTATGGCAGTTTGGTGATTTTGATTATATTGATTCAATTAAAACACAACAAGATGGTAGTCAAAAGAATTTCTCATTAGAATTAAACAATCAATTAGTTAGTGTTGAAGTTGGTAATAGTTTAAATGAAAATGTTGACATTGAAAATATATTCTTAGTTGTTGTAAATGGTGTAATTCAAGAACCAAAAATATCATACAATATCGTTGGAGGGACAATTATTAGTTTTGTAGAACCACCAATACCAGAAGATGATATTACAATACTATTCTATAGAGGAACTGCTGAACAAGATTCAGAGGTAAATCTCAAACAAAAATTAATTATAGAAGAAGGTGATAAGATTCAAATAACACAAGGTTCAGGAGTCGTAGAACAAGATGAAAGAACAGTATTTAGTTTAGACACTTCTAAAAAATTAGAAACTAATGCGTATCTAGGTAATGGAATTAGTGAAAGTGTTGATAGACCTCTTAGTTTGATAAAACAAAAAGAAGATAGGATTATTAATAAATCATTAGTTTCAAAGAAAAGATCAAGCATTGAACCAAGAATTACACCAACGGCAAAAATTATTAGTGATGTTAAAACCTCTGGTATATTTTATGTCGATGATGCAACATTGTTTGAATATGAAACTAAGGATAATAATCCAAATGACAACCTAATTGATCTATCAATTAATTCAAGGGATCAAATTGATTTCGTAAATGCATCAGCAACTGCAAACATAGGTATTGGAACAACTGTTTTATCAATTTCAATTGGAATTGCTGGAACAGGATACGATTCTGCACCAACTGTTAAACTATCAGCACCACCATTAATTGGTGTTGGTGTAGGAACAACAGCAACAGCAGAGACAACTATCGGTGTTGGTGGAACTGTCACTGGAATAAATATCACGAATCCTGGTCTAGGATATACTATCGCACCAAAAGTTTTAATATCAAGTCCTGTAGATTACTCTACTACTCATGAAAATATTACATCAGCAGTAATAAAAAATGCTTTTGGTGTGGTAACTGGAATTGGAACAACCACACTTGATGGTAAATTAGCAATTAAATTCGAGCTTGAAAAAGATGATACACTAGGATCTTTTACTCCAGTATTTCCTGGTTCAACGGATAATAGACCAGTTTATATTTCTGATACTCGTATTGGAACAGGAGTCACATCACTTTCGATAAGTGGAAATGATAATGATGTATATGCTATTGGTGAATCTTTCCTAGATAACATATATGCACAAGCATCTTTCAGTATTACTGATAATGTTAATGTTGGAGTGCTTACATGTTTCATAAAATCTGATACTGATACCACAGGTCTTACATCAACAGGATCTAAGAGTCAACCAGTTGGTAAATTCTCTGTTAGTCGTGTAATGACTCTTACTCGTGCATCAAATCCAATATCAATTGGAATCACTGGACGAACTGTTGGATCAACCACTGGTTTGAGTACATTCCCAACATTAAAGAGGACTGGTGGATCACTTACTTTCGAACAA